TAAGACTCAATTTTGCATGGATTACAGCACCAAGGTTAGTTTGCTATACAATGTCGCAGTGCTTCATTTTGACAACGGTGAAATGAGCAAGGAAGAGCTTATTATGCGCCAGTGTTCAGCTTTGAGCGGAGTTCCCATGCACTTGATTGAAAGTGGCCAGTGGCTTCGAGCAGGCAAGGAGACTGTTGATAAGGTTCGTTCTGTTTGGAGCAAAGTTAAAAAATTGCAATTTTACTATTATAATGTTGGTGGCATGGATGTTGATTCCATGATTAACACTCTTAAGCGTTTTTATTATTCAAAGGTTGGTCGAGGCAATAAAATGATTTTCAGCTTTGACTATATTAAAACAACCTCTGAAAATTCATCTGGTAATAAAAATGAATGGCAACTTGTTGGCGAAATGGTTGACAAGTTCAAACGATGTGTTCAAAAAGATATTTTGTACAATAATGCGCCCATTATTCCCATGATTACTTCCGTTCAGTCAAACCGAAGCGGTATCACAAACAATCGTAATTCCCAAAACATTGTTGATGACGAAAGCATCGTGTCATTGTCTGACCGAATTACTCAGTTTTGTTCACACATGTTTATTCTGCGAAATAAGACTGCTGACGAGATTCTGAATGAGGGAACAAGGTTTGGTACCCACAAGCTCATTAATGTCAAAGCAAGACACTTAGGACGCGATGTAATGGGCGCTGTTGAACCAGTGCGAGTTGGAGATACCCTGCGCAAGAATTTTATTAATCTTGAGTTCAAGAACTTCTGCATTACTGAGCGCGGAGACTTAAGAGATATTGTTTCATTTAACGGATTAGATGAGGAGGTAGAACAAAATGGAAGAAACACAGCACCAGATTTTGATGAACTCTGATGAAATCAAAAATTCTTTAGAGAGAATGGGATATTCCCTAAAGGATTTTGGAAATCACTGGAGAACTAAAGCAATTTATCGCGGAGGCGATAACCCTAGCGCTTTAAAAGTGTATAAGAATACAGGGGTTTGGCAAGACTATGTTCAAGGAAACGGCTCAATGCCATTTCAAAAACTAGTAGAACTAACACTCAAAACCAAAGACCCTAAAGTAATTAAAGAATATGTTGGCAGTGTCAATAGTTCTGAAATTCAATATGTAGTAAAAGAAAAAGTCGAAATGGATAAAGTTTACCCAGAAGAATGTCTCAAGAGACTATTTCCCAATTATTCTTTTTATAAGAAGCGGGAAATCTCTGAGCAGACTCAAGAGAAATATAAATGCGGTTTAGCATCTGCTGGTCAAATGTATCAGAGAATGGTTTTCCCCATTTATAATGATTTGCAACAAGTTATTGGATTTAGTGGTAGAAAAATTAATGATTCTAATAATGCTCCAAAATGGAAGCATATTGGAACAAAAACTCGTTGGATTTATCCAGCCTTCGTTCCCCAAGAAAAGACTGTTGATAAATTAATTGAAGAAAAGCGCGAAGTAATCTTGGTTGAAAGTGTTGGTGATAGTTTAGCTTTAACAGAAGAGGGTTATGCGAATAACTTAGTGACTTTTGGATTAGATTGTTCACCTTCCTTGTTAAATTATCTATGCTCTAAAAGCTTAGATAAGATTATTATTGCCACAAACAATGATAATGAAAAACAAAAGAACTATGGTAAAATTTCAGCGTTAAAAAATTACATGAAGTTGAGTCAGTTTTTTGACTTTAATCAACTTTCAATTCAGCTTCCTTGGGCCAATGACTTTGGCGAAATGAGGCAGCAAGAAATATCCTTTGCTGATTGGTATAATGCTCCGCAAGCTTCACAGGAACAAAAACTACATGACTATAAAGAATTCTGCTTACTCAACCGTAGTTCTTTCCAAGACAAAAAACTTAAGAAATTTTTAAATAAAATCGAAGATTATGAATGATTCATTAAATGAAACAAATCAGCACAATAGAATGTTTTTCGGCCAACCAATTAGAGAAGATACAACTGCTGAATGCTATCCAACAAAAATGTCTGTAGATGAATTTTGCGAAGCAATTCTTAATAATAAAGAAGCTTTTGCAGAAAACATGAAAAAGCTTTGTCCTAATGATGAAAGATTCGTAGAAGATTGGTTTGAAACTTTTGCTGCATGGTCTGAAATCGAATAAATTTTACTATAAAAATTTTGGAATCTAAAAATAAATGGAGCAAAAAGAGGGTGTTTAAGTGTAATATATTGCATGTATTTATATTTAATAACCAACTTATTGAATAATAAGCAGTATGTTGGAATCACTACGCAGAAAAATCCACATAGGAGATGGATTGAACACAAATCAAAAGCATTAAAAGGCAAAAATAAAAACCCAATTCATTCTGCTATTAAAAAATATGGACATGAAAATTTTAAATTTGAAATCTTCAAGGAGTTAAATAATTCTTGTATTAATCAGCTTTTAAAAGAAGAAACAAAATTGATTTTAAAGCTTAAAACCCTAGCTCCTAATGGATATAATCTAAAATTAAAAAGTTCTTTCCGTATCGCAAGTCCAGAATTATCTTACAAATTATCGTGTGGAAATCAAGGAGTAAGTAAATTAAAAAATTCATCATCTCATTTTATTGGAGTTTATAAGAATCAAAAAAGCTCATCATTTTCGTGCGAAATAGCTTTTCAAAAGAAAAAATATAAAAAAGTTTTTTTACTAGAAGAAGAGGCTGCGAAAACGTACGATATGATGGCTATATATTTTTATGGTCGAGAGAGTAAAACAAATTTTCATCAATCTTTATATTCTGATGAACAGGTAAATAAATGTTTCAATTCTTTTTATGAAAGATCGAGTGATTTTTATACCTCTAAATATAAAGGAGTTTATTTTTCTAAAGAAAGAAATTGCTACCGCATCAGATATAAAAACAAACATGTAGGACAAGCTTCAACAGAAGAAGAGGCATATAAAAAATTACAAGAATATTTAAAAAATAATGTCACATAAAGCCAAGACTCCATTATCTGCTAGTAGAATTAAAACTGCACAAAGTTGCAGTTGGTTATACTGGTGCAAATACCATTTAAAATTGCCAGATAAAGGTAATGAAGGAAGCTCCAGGGGGTCAATTTGCCACTTGGTTTTTGAATGCCTAGGAGAAAAGCGCCACAAAAAACACTACGATCTTATCATCAAGAAGCAGGATATTTTTGCGAGCAAAGCTATTGAGAGAATGGTAATGAAGCACGCTCGCAGAGATAGCGTAGATTCAGAAGACAATATCCAGCAAATTAAGACAATGACGTTGGCTGGACTAGAATACGATTTCTTTGGCAATGCTGAGGGCAAACCTACTCAAGCTTTGAGCGAAGAAGATTTTGATTTCAATTACCAAGACGATGAAGTAAGCTACAAAATCAAAGGTTTTATTGACAAACTCTTTCTATATAAGAAGAAGGGTTTAGCAATTATCCGCGACTTTAAAAGCAGCAAAGAGCCATTCAAAGGAAAAGAGATTGAAAATAATCTTCAAGACCTCATGTATGCATTAGCAGTGAGAAAGAAATTTCCTGAGTATAAATTGACTCGCTCTGAATTTTTATTCTTGAAGTTTTTGCCAGAACCAAAAGGAATCATTCAAATGGATGAATTAACCGATGAAGAATTGCGCGGCTTTGAATTAGAATTAACTCAAATCCAAAAGTATCTTGATAATTTTTCGATTAAAGACGCCTTCTCTGATCTTGCGGCTCGTAGAGACTATCCAAAAGATAATTCCTTTGGTGGTCCATTACAATGCGGAAGAGCCACTCATAAAGGACAGTTGAAAAAAGATGGTAGCGTAATGTACCATTGTCCATATAAGTTTGATTTTTATTATTATAAAATTAACGATATGCAAGGCAATATGGTAGCTTCTTGCTTCTTAGAAGACTTTGACGAATACACTAAAAAATATCCAGAAGATCAGTTCTTGTATCAGACTGTTTATTATTCTGGGTGCCCTCATTTTCGGAAAAGTTCTTGACTTGAGCAACGTACTATGCTATAATTTAGCATGATTCCGCTGTTCAAAACAACTTATAGTATTGGTAAGTCAATACTAACACTACAAGACCCAAGTAAAACAAAAGCTGGCGGTCCCGATAGTGTCATCTCTATTGCAAAAGAGAACAATCTAAAGTCGGTCTTCCTAGTAGAAGACTCAATGATTGGGTTCATTGACGCGCATCAACGATGTAAAGAAAATGATATTCAGCTAATCTTTGGTCTAAGATTAAACTGCTGCAATGACCGAAATAATGAACAGTCTCGGAAAGAAAGCCTTCATAAAATAATCATCATGGCAAAAAATGATGAAGGTGTAAAACATTTAACTCAAATCTATTCTATCGCTAATCAAGAATCAGCGGGATTTGTTGATAGCGAACTTTTGAACAAGTATTGGCATGAGGATTCACTTAAATTATGCATCCCATTTTATGATTCATTTATTTACATGAATCACTTTATTGGCTCAAAGTGCGTGCCTGATTTCAAGTTTACTAAAGCGACTCTATTCATTGAAGATAACGATTTGCCTTTCGATGAGATTTTAACAGAAAAAATTGTTGTCTTTTCGGAAAAAGAAGTTCTAAAAATAGAACAAGTCAAATCAATCTATTATAAAGATAGGAAAGATTTCGAAGCTTGGCAAACTTACAAATGTCTCTGCAATCGCAGTTTCGGAAAACAACAGTCACTATCAAACCCTAACCTTAACCATTGCGGCAGCGATTCTTTTTGCTGGCAAGCCTTCC